ATATCTTCATGAGTTAAACCATATATTTTTTTGAACCTTATCTCCTATTTCAGGAAGAAGGAGAACAGCATTTTTAAATTTATCCAATTCTCTTTTTAATTCAGCTACTTCTCTTTTAAGTATCCATACCTCTTCTTGTGTATTCATGATCCCAACCTACTAAATCCTTTTATCTTTTCAAATTTTAGCACATTACCAAACCTATCGTCCATACCTGTCTTATGTGATATCACAAATACATTTGCATCCTTAATAACAAACCTAATAATTTTAAGAAACTCTTCTGTCCCAAAACCATCAAGAGAACTGTCAAAGACTTCATCCATAATTAAAAGATTAGTGTTGACTGAATTCTTATATCTAGCAACTTCCCTCCAGGTAAACAGAAGTGCTAAATCTATTCTCATCTTCTCTCCCTCACTAAAGGAAGAATAAGAAAAGTTATCATGAATAGGGGACTGTACGGTTTCATTAAACTCTTCATCAAGAGTAAAGTTAATATAGAAGTCCATCATCTGCAGATATCTATTGACCTGCTGATTGATTAATGGAAGATACTTCTTGATGATTTTAGATTTAACTCCACCGTCTTTGAGCAAACTATATGAAAAATCATGATAGTTTATGGTGTCCTTCTTAGAGGCTAATGCCTCATATGTTTTTCCTAAATTGTCTTTGAATGATTCTAAGTTCTCATGCTCAGTATTTCTGTTTGCAAGTTGCTCGGTAAGTTTCTGAATTTCAGATTCCAGATCTCTGATTTGTCGTTGACGCCCAGAGATATGAGTATTGTTTTTAGAAATGCCATGCGTTAATGTAGTAATCTCCTTTGATAGTTTGATGAAGTGATGCTCTCTCTCCTCCTCTTTTTTAATTGCCTCCTCTAGTTCTTGATAACCAGATTGCAACTCCTTTATCTTATCTTGAGCATCACCAATGTTATTTAACCTAATCAATTCTTCAATCTCCTGCTTACAGGTAGGGCAAACAGTATTCTCTTCAAAAAACTTATGTTTCTTAGTAATGGTTGCTACCTTATTAGATAGAGTTCCTTTTATAGTACCAAGCTTACGTAGTTTTTCTGTAGCACCTGTTACCTTCTCTTGTTCCTTTGTCAGGTCATGAACACTGTTTTCTAGGTCTTCATTTATTTTAACATAGTTATCAGATTCTTCAAAGAGAGTGTTAATTTTAGTGTTATTATCCTGGATTCTATTTTTACCTTGCTGCTCCAATTCAGTTATAAACTCAGTTTGCATGGTCACTTTATCATTAAGAGATTCTTTCTTAAGTTCTAAAGTTTTAATCTCATCTCTAAGACCACGCATCTTATCTTTAATTAAACTATTCATAGAAGAGAATATTTTAATATCTAAAAGATCTTCTATCACTTCTCTTCTATTAGTAGCAGTCAATTGCATGAAAGGAACAAAGCTACTACTACCTAAGATAACAATCTGAGTAAAAGACTTATAGTTCATCTTGATTACATTCTGCTCTAACCATTTCTGCTGATCATTAACTGCAGAGAATTGATCTAAACAAATACCATTTCTATGAATCTCAAATATATTTGGTTTAATTCCTCTTACTACCTTCCATTGAGTTTCTGCAATAGAAAACTCTACTTCAACTCTACAATCTTTTTCATTAACTGTATTGATGAGTTGAGACTTACTAATCTTTCTAAATGGTTTATTGAATAAACTAAATGTAAGAGCATCTAATACAGTGCTCTTACCTGCACCATTAGTGCCAACAATCAAAGTTGTTGAGTTACTATCAAGTTCAACTTCACTATACTGATTACCAGTGGAAAGAAAATTCTTCCAACGTATCTTTTCAAATAAAATCATTTTCTATGGGTGGAATAACAATGTCATTTTTAGTAATAATTGAATACCTGTAATCATGTAGTTCACATGTTTTGATTACAACCTTACCATCAACTTCTATCACATGCATTTCTGGATAGTCTTGGTCTTCTAGTAGAAGAGCATACCTAATAGCATCATCCTCATCCTCAAAAAGATAAAGAACTTGTTCCCCATCATCAGATGGGACTGAATATGCACCTTCAGTTTCTTTTCCTTCTACTGTGAGAATAAACATTAGACCAACTCACATGCTTCTTGATAAACCTCTTGTAAGAATTTTTGAACTCTAGATTTATCAATGTCTATCTCTGACTCCTCAATATACCTATTAAGGATAGAGAGGGTATCTTCAGATTCAAACGCTTCAAACTCTGCTGAATCATGCAGAGCAAAATTTTCTACTATTTTAAGTTCTGCTACATTAGCATTATACACCTTATCAATAAACTTTTCAAATTGTACCTGGTCATTCTTATGTCTAACAACTATCTTTACTATCTTATTTTCTAACTCTCTTGCATCAAATAATTGGTGATCATTGTCATTATAATAAATGATATGATGAAGTCTATATGGATTATTGACTGGAGTATGTTCTAGTGTCTCTGTATCAAATAAATGAAATCCTCTATTAACATCATTTACATCATTCCAAAACATCTCATATGGATTACCCAAATAATAAATGTTATCTTGATTTGATCTGCAATGATAATGTCCAGAGAATGTCTTTTTAAATTTCTTAAATATATCCCACTCCATTCCATGTTCCATCATATGACCTGGTGTGGCTCTAAATCCATTCAACTCAAGATGTCCCATGCAGATAGGAGATCTTGACTTATTAATCAATGCTATACTCATCTCCTTATTATCACTATTAATCCAAGGCACAAGAGTAATATTACAATCACCTACCATTATAGATGATACTTCAGAATATACTTTAATATTATCATACTCACGTAGCAGCAAGTCAACTGCATTTACCTCATTAGTATTTTTATAATATGCTGTATGATTACCTACTATAGTATGGACAGTGATGCCCATCTCTTGCAATCTATCAAAATAATATTTCTTTGCCCATGTCAATGCACCAAAATCTATTGACTTTCTTGTATCAAAAGTATCACCCATGTCAATAACCGTAGTAATACCTTCTTTCTCTAATGTAGGAAAGAAAATATTATTATAGAACTTTAGGAAATAATCATGAAAAAGTTTAGAATTTTTTCTTGCTCCAAAGTGCTGGTCTGTAATTATTGCTGCCTTCATTAATTACGTAACTTAGAATGAACCGCATCCTTGATTTGATTATACTCGCTATAGTTTCCATCGTCAAGGGTATCTCTTTCAAATACCTGTTCATATCCTGTCTTCTCCAATATTTTATTCTTAATCTCCAATTGCTTCTTCTCCTTCTGTATTCTACGTAAGAACGCGTAGTGAATAATTTGTGTGAAATAAGCAAATGGGTTTTGAGACTTTTCAGGGTTGAAGTTGTGAATATACTGTACACAGTTTTCAATACCATCTGATATCATATCCTCCTTAAACATGTAGTTAACAAAGTTTGGTTTGAAAGATAGATGAGTAGCAATCTTCAGAAAACATTCTCCAATGTACCTGGGTATTCTTGGTTTTTCATTACCACGAATTTCTGCTATCTCCCTGTCTTCTCTAAGTTTAATTAGAGCTGCAAGAAACTCTTTATTATTGACATAGTGTTCAGATCTTTTACGTCTACCCATAATTCTTGCAGGTGTCATATCTTTACTATCTATTATGTATTAATTATAGCATTCAACACAATAGTTGACAAGGTATCAAATTACATGTAGACTAACTCTGTGGGGTTTCAAGGTTAGGTTATAGCTAGTTATCTTTAAAGAGTTTCTCAAGTGATTTCTTTGCTTCACTAATAGTAGATATATATCCCATCTTTCTATCCAATTTAGTTTTCTTTTCATAGTAACTATTTTGTTGCATAGAGAATGTTTGATGCATAGAAATTGTCTCTAAATCTTTAGATTCACTTAGAGTCATTACATCATCCATATTAATAACAAAGAGTTCTTCTTTACTAGTTTTTATCCAAGGTTCTACTTTATAACCAGAAGCAGACCTGGTTTTAATTCTTTCAATAGTAATTGGATTATCTAAAATTAAAAAACATCTGTCATGATCTTCATCATAGTTTATCTTGGCAAATATTTCTTCACCAGATTTGAGTTTGATAGTTGCGTAAAAGTCTTCTTCCATTATTTTATTTGAATAGTGATTATTTCATAATTAAAATTTTCTTCATTATAAATTTTAATTCTTTCAATCAGATGATTGAGGGTATAGTTTTTTCTTGAGTTATATGTGCAGTCATCCCCTATGTCATATAGGGTTGCCTTTACTTTGT